TTTGAACAGCCTGTCCCGCCTGTTACATCTGTTGTAATTCCACTTGGAAGCGCATCGGTTGTAGAGATAAACAAAATAACTCCACCTCCACCACCACCTGCACCAGCAGTGCCTGGTGCGGTAACAAATGATGCTGTAGCATCAACATATCTTGCTGAAATGATTACTACTCCACCACCAGCACCGCTTGCTCCACCAGCACCACCTCTCAGAAACTGAGGTGTAGTTTGTGATGCGCTCACAGCAAAGCCATCAATGGCTTGCCAAGGCTGAGTGTAGAAATTAGATCCACCAACATTCGCTGCTGGAGCTGTTACTGTTTGAGTTGCACTAGCTCCACCGAGACTGTTGATTACGGAAGTAGCATTAGCACCACCCCCAGAAATTGAGCCAGATACGCTTGAGCCAGTTGTAAACCCAATTTTTGCATTGTTATTCATTGTAAGATTATTCTTTACAAAAATACGATATCCACCTGGGTTCAGCACAACATCGGAATTCACAGTCAAGTTTAAATAAAACTTATCTGTTGTAAGAGTTGTATTTGCGCTAATAGTAACATCACCATCAGCACCACTTCCGTACACACCGTCTGCTGCACTCACAAATTCAGCTACCTTAATCAAACCCGTTGCTGTTGTTGTATCTCCAGCAGCAATAGATGTATTTGGATTATTAATTCTTACAACTCTTGCCATTGTTAACCCCTACGCTTCTTCTATGCCGTTAATCATGATATTAACAACATTGGTTGTGCTTGCACTACCATTCAAAGTATCTGCGGCGGTAAGAACATATGATGTTGAAAGAGTAATCGTTTCATTCGGTGAAACGGATACTGCAGACAAAAGCTTGTGCTCATTGCCGATAGTAGCGGCAGTAGGCTTCAAAGACAGTGTAACTGTCACAGCCGCATTATGCGTATTGCAAATTGTAATTTGCTTTACAATAGCAGTAGTGGCTGATGGGCATGTGTATAGCAATGTATTTGCTGTATCTACGAGCCTTGCTGGTCCTACCAATCTTTTTTGTGTTATTGCCATTTAGATGACCTCCATATAAAATCTGATGTATGCATCTCTGTCATACGAAATGCTATTAACATTAAGTGTACCACTAATATTAGCAGTAGCTGCTGTTACCGTTGAACTTGCTTCAAGATTCCCAAGAATCAATGTTGCATTTGATGAAGCAGCAAAGTTTGCCGTTGATGAAGGGGCTTCTGTAAGATTGGTAAACAATCTGAACTTACCAGAATCAGAAGCATCTCTTAACAGACCTGCATATTTTACACCGCTACTTGTAAACTTACCAGCAAAACCAAGATCAAAGCTATCACCACTATTTGTATTACCCATAAAGATAATTGGGTCTGATACGGTAAGGTTGTTTGACTGGAACGCACCACCACCAACTGTGATAGTACCTGTAATATTTGTATTACCAGTTATGTAAACATTACCGCCAATACCAACACCACCAGCAACAGTTAAAGCACCAGTTGTAGCGCTTGTAGAGTTTGTAGCAATATTGATTGCAACAGATGTATCAGGGGTAATAACCATCTGAGTATTGCTACTCTGGAGACCGCCCGCTGCGAAGATAATCTTGTTTTCTGTACCATTGCCACCAGTAGCAAGAATCAAGTTTCCACTACCAGCACTGTTGGCTGGTGCTTCTACGAATACATATCCGTCATGAGCACCAGTAACAGTAAATGATGGATCACTAAAGTTTGATGATGTAATACCAATGTCAATCCAACCAGTATCGTCATCACCAATATCAGAGTATGCAATAAAGTCTGTTGAGCTATTCGCATTTGTTCCTAAGTTTCTAAAAGCAATCTGTGAGTAATCTGTTGTGTTTGACTGAACCACAAGTGTTGGATTAGTGAGTGTGTTTGCAAATGTCGTAGCATTTGCACCAATAAAAGTATTTCCAGCAACGGCGATTGTGTTTACACTAGGAGTTGATGTCCAGACAGTGGTGTTCCCATTGGTTGTTAAAATCTTTCCGCTATTACCCGTCTGTAGCGCAACAATATTTGCACCACCTTGGGAATATGTTGTCCAGAATATATCATTGCTAAATGATGAAGAGTTTGATGTGCCATCTGCGGTTGCAATAAAGACATCACCATCAACATAAACAAGATCGTTTAAAATATATGATGTTGAAGTTGCCCATGTTCCTCTCCAACGAACACCGCCAACCAAGAGCAACCATTTGTTTGCATTAAGATCAGTTGAAAAGTTATTTGATGTATGAGCCAACAAAGCTGTGTATGCTTGTCCACCACGAGTAACAACATTGCCAGGATAATAAGCAGTTGCGGTTGTCCATGCAGTTTGTGCTGAAATACCATCTGAGAGCTTTGACCAATACGCAGTATTCGTTGGAAGGTTGCCAGAAGCTGCGGTGTTGGCGATATATACATACGATGTTGGACCATATGTGACAACATCGTTAACCTTGTATGTTGTAGCGCCATTGTATGCGCCTTGATGATAGAATCTTAGTCTACCTAAATCTATTGCAGCCATTTATGCAACCTCCACTATTAAACTCGTATTATTACCAGTATACCAAGAAAATGTTAATTCAGCTTGACTCGTTAGCCAGTTTTTATAAATATCATGATCTGTTGGGTCATAATAAAAGTCGTCTGCTGCGAAAGTGTCTCCATATCTATGTTTTGGCAATGACACAACATCTGCTGTTGTGCTGTATTCATATGTAATCAGACTTGGTTCTAGAATTTCTTGAATAGTCAATTGACCATTTGCAGGATAAAATTGAAAACCATAAAACTTATCACCAATCAGGAACTCTTGTGGGATTGGATCCCATCTAATAATCTCTGATGCTCCAGAGCCGCCAGTCGTAGAACCACTATTTACCAGATTAGGCATATTCTACCCCGCTAATATTAAATGTTATTGAGCTATTGCTTGAAGATACATAAACATTGCTATTTGCTGGTACGACAACCGATGTGTTGTAATACAGGACATCGCTTTTAATAACATTGGCGTTGCTAATAATCTTGTTATTATTAGCAGGAGATGCGCCTGCGACAAGCACATGAACACTCACCGTAGCATTTGCTGCATCGCTTGTATTGCAAACATTTATTGATTTAATAATTGTATAATTACCTGCTGTATTAGCAACTGTGTAAACATTAGAACCCGTTGAATTACCTAGATATATAGACTTCGGAATTAGATTTGCCATTTATGCCCCCATCCACATTAAAACTTCATTATCATAAGTTGTTGTATTCATGTCTTGAATAGTTGCTGCGTCAAGAACATGGTCTACAAATGCACCAGATGTGTGTGATCTTGCGGTTGTTCCATCATAACCACGAATCTGGATTGTAAAAGTATTTGTACTTCTTGAAGAGATAAGCATCTTTTCTTCATCAGATGTTCCTCTGTCAATAACTACTGCAAAAGGATTTGAACCAGATGGAAAACCAACAGCGTCAGTTACGGAAAAAGAAGAAGCGCTATTTGAAATATTTGCACTTAAGTTAGTCCTTAGAGCAGCACCTGTAAATTCTCTTCTCAGCATCAAAACCCCTTAGTCAATGCTGATATCAAGATCGCCAGTTGCGATTCTTAAAGTATCCCCAGCATCTGTTGTTTTATTTGTTGTAAGTGTTCCATACAACAACATATTTCCAGTTGTTAAAGCATCAAAAATACCAATTGCTACAGTTGTTGCTACTGGCAGTCCTGTAAAATCAATGTTGCTATCATTTGATGTTGCACCGCTTGAAGCAGCGGTAAATGTTGCAATTTGACGAGCATATGAACCACCAGTAACTTCTGTTCCACCAGCTGCATCAGATGGTGCGACTGTAAATAGCGCTACATAAACATCTGCTGGCATTGTGTACGAAGTAGTACCCAGGAAGTGATCAATAAGTTTATTCTCAAGATAGTTTGTAAGATTGCCTGCCATTATTAATCCTCCTGATTAGTATAATACATTTCCTTTTCTTCATCACTAGGCAATCTAAAATTATCTAATGTAAGAAGCAAGTTGGCTTCTTCTACTGGAAGCAAGCCCATTTTATTTCTTTGTGAAAAACGGAATCCAGATGCAGTTGAATACCCAGATCCGCTTTCAAATACAATTAAAACCTTTCCTTCTTCAGAAATGTTTTCTTCAATGATTTCTTTTTTAACCGCAACTTTCTTTGCTACAGCTTTTTTAGGTTTATTAATTTTTTCGGATGTTACGCTTGTTTCGTTGTTAGTCATATGATCAATCTTACCACTTATGTTAATTTAAAT